AATATATTAAAGCTTGGCATTTAGCAAAAACTAATACTAAACCTACTATTGTTAATAATTCATGGAATACAGAGAATACTTATTCTATAACATCTATACAATCTGTAAATTATAGAGGACAAACATATGTGAGTCCATTTACTGCTAATCAGTTAGAAAATTATGGTTTATTTTCAAAAGACGGTACAAATGTTCGTATACCTCAAAGAAATATTGCTGTAGAAAATGACATACAAGACTGCATAAATGCAGGCGTAGTTATAGTATTTTGCGCTATGAATAATAGCATGAAAATAACTACAGATCCAAATGATCCAGATTACAACAATACAGTAACAATTGGTGGAAACACATTATATTATAATCGCGGGGGTGTAGGTGCGGCAAATGATGTTATATTAGTAGGAGGAATTCGAGCAGCTGTAGATTTAGTAGGCATTGATGGAATAGCTAATTTTAGTAATCGTGGACCGCGTGTAGATTTATTTGCTCCTGCTGCTTACGTTATGAGCTCTCTTAAAACTGCTGATCCTCCCGTCTCAACAACTAGTGGCTATATATTCCCGACCCCTGTAACAGATCCTAGAAATAGTAATTATTATTTAGGTAAAGCAAGTGGAACAAGTATGGCCGCACCACAAGTTACAGGGCTATTAGCATTATTAGCAAATAACTATCAAGGAACATTTAATCAAACAATAGCAAGAAATTTACTATTTAATAGCGCTACTACCTTAAATCAAATTCCTAGTTCAAGTGGCGGTATAACAGATGTTTATGATTTACTAGGGGCAGCGAATAGATATTTAAGCGTTCCAAATACATTAACAAATATTAGCAATACCCTTAATTGGTCTACACAACAGTTAGAAACCTTAGAAGGTTATACAGATGACGCAGAGGTTATGTATGGTGTTACTTTTGCTGGAAAAGATTATTGGTTTATACCAATGCAAATCAATTTACCAAGCGAAGAAGAAACTGGTGTAGGAAACTTAAGTATAACAATTAATTATGTAACACCTGAAGCAATTACACTAATAAGAAAATATTTAACTAAACCAACACAAGTAACTATAAGCTTAGTGTTATCTAGTAATTTAGTTGGGCCAGCTCCAGAAGCAGAATTTTCAAAGTTTTATATTGTAGGGGCTACTTATAGCGCAGAAAGTATACAACTACAACTAGAAATGATTAATTTTACCAGAGAACCATTTCCTAGCTTTACATTTTCACCATTATATTTTCCGGGATTATTTTAATGGATTATAATAAATATATTGGATTACCTTACCAAGAGAACGGTAGAAACGAACAAGGTATTGATTGCTGGGGACTGGCAAGATTATTCTATAAAAATGAACTAAACATAGAATTACCTAGCTATACAGAACTATATGATGGCAGCTACGACCCTAAGGCCGTAGCTGCCATTAACTATTATAAAGACACTTGGACTAAAGTATCCAGCCCACAAGTAGGCGATTTGTGCCTATTTAAAATCATGGGTGAACTTAGTCATGTAGGCGTTTACATTGATAGCGGAAAGTTTTTACATAGTCGCGACGGTAAAGATAGTGTAATTGAATCTATAAATAGTCCTATGTGGTTTAATAGACTAGAGGGATTCTATAGATATACTGAAACAAGTCCATTAACTATTATAGGTAGCCCACACCCACTACAGTGGAATCAAGCTGTAGAATTAGCTCAGCCAGGAACAAACTGTCAAGCATTTGCAAACTATATTAGTACTAAATATAATTTAAGTGCGGGATTTAGTAAACAATTAATACTTACTATTGATGGAGTTCCTGTTCCACGGGATCGATGGGAAACAACATACTTTGAAAAAGATCAAGTAGTAAATTATAAAATAGTAGCACAAGGCAGACAAGGGCTGCGTACTGTAGCTAGTATTGCTATAATTATTGCTGCGACCGCTTTAGGGGGTCCGTTAGGAGCGGCAATAGAATTTGCAGGAGCTGATGCTGCAGCATTAGGCGAGTTAGGTATTAATACTACTGTAGCATCTGCAGGATTTAAAATAGCCGGAACACTAGCAATACAATTTGCTGGTATGGCACTTGTAAATGCAGCGTTTCCTATTAGACCACCAAAAGATCCAGGACAAGCTATACCTACTAATATGTTTAGTGGTACACAAAATCAAGCTAATCCATTTGGTGCAATACCAGTTGTGCTTGGAAAAACTCGTGTTACTGGATTACTTGGAGCCACGCCGTACCTAGAAACATTAACTGCTACTAGCCTACTACACTTAATCATTATTTGGGGTTTTGGCCCACTATGGGTAGATGAAGCAGGTATTTGCGTAGGTGCTACAAAATTAAGTAGTTTACATCAAGATACTACTAAACGCGATAGAAAGGTACAATTAACCTTAAGCGGCATGGATTCAGAAACCGCAGCAGAAACAACAGCGTTTAATAATTATTATCCTAGCGATGTACAACAACTGCCGGCAAGCCCAGTAGAATTAATCAATAACAGTACAACAGGTAACCCTTGGACTACTGTTACGTTTACGCAAGCCGCAACTAACATTAAAGTTGCTATTAATTTTCCAGAAGGCTTGCGCATGATAAATACCGAAAGCGGTAATAGTTATGCTCACAAAGTTCGTTTTGCAATAGCTTGCTATCCTAGCAGTTATGGAGACCCTGGTAATACAGTAGATATTCCAGCTAATCAGAATGAATTACGTTATAGTATTACTACTAATAAAACATTTGGATTACAAGCTCCTGGTAGTTTAAGTATACCTCTTGGTGATAATGGTCCTAAAAGTTGGAGTTTATATAGAAAGTATATATTTGCTATACAAGCTAACGGCAGTGTTGAAATGTTTGCAGGCAGCGTATCTGACAATAATGGTAGTATTATAGACCAAGATCTAATAAATGCACTAGAAAGCACAGGATACGCTAGTTTATTAGGCTTGCAGAATACTTATCAGTATACTCCTACTATACCAAGTGGTTTTATAAAATTACATGAAGTTGTATTAGGTCCAAATAACTACTATACAACTAATAGTTTCTTAAGTGGTTACAGCAGTTATGTAATAACTGGATTAACATTAACTAGTACTGCAGATACCATATCTGGAGAATTAACTGGCGGTAGAACAGTTACCATAGCCAGCGGCAGTATTAAAACAAATACTATTAATACCCCAACAACAGAAATAGATACATTAGTCTTTAGTGCATATACAGACTTGCCTAATGCGGTAGCAGTTACACAGAGTACTTGGGCTAATGAATTTTTACGTACTAATGCAGTTTGGAGTAGTACAAATGCACAAACTCATGAATACGATGATCAAGCTACCGGCGTAGTATTTCCATATGATGGATACTATACTATTGATCTTGCTGCGGATAATTGGGCAGAAGCCTATGTTAATGGTATTCAGGTAGCCTCAACATCTAATAGCTTTAAAAATGATGAGCAAGGCGGAGTGCCAGCAGGATCAGTACGACAGCAAGCATATATAACAGCAGGTACGTATACTGTTAGAGTAGTTGGAAAAAATAGAACTGGAGACGGAACTAACCCAGGCTTAACAAACAGCAACAGAGGTGTTGCCTGTAGAATTAGATTTGTTTGGGATGGTGTAGATAATATTAATTCTAATCAAGGCTGGGAAATTGTTGAGCTAGAGAAGAACGAAAAGGATGGTTTCAATTTTATCTATGAGTTTCCAGACAGGCCTAGAAATACTTATACAGTAAGAGTAAAGCGATTAACAGCAGATAATACTAGCTCAGGTAAAACACAGTTTGCACATAAAGCATACTTATATGCAATAACTGCTACAGATACTAGTGTGGCTCCACTAAAACCACTGCCTGTGCGCGGTACAGAAAAGCGCAATTTAGCTAGAACAGCTATAGTTGTACAAAGTACAAATAAAGTAAACGGTACACTAGAAGGTGTAAATGCTCTAGTACAAACAATTGCTAAAGATTGGAACGGTACAGCATGGGTTCCAAGACAAACCAGTAATCCAGCTAGTTTATATGCGCACGTATTACAACATACAGCAAACTCTTATCCTGTTAGCGACAGTGAAATAGATTGGGATAAGTTGCAGGAATGGCATGATTTTTGTAATCTTATTACAACCGTTAAACCTAAATTTGAGTACAACAATGTATTAAATA